ACAAATTGTAGTTCCATAGTTGTTTCTGTAGGCATACCTTCTGAATTTTTAAATGTGTTTAACATTCCATCTGGGCCATAAGTTACTTTACAATTTTTTAATGCGCATGTAGATATTTTAGGTAAATTTGTGTTTATTGCAGATTGGTTTGGACCTACTCTATGATGAAACTCTATGGAAAACTCTGAAGGATAAATTAACATCATGCCATCTTCACTAACATCGGGGTGCATATTCTCTTTAAATAAACTAATAATATCTTGAACATCTCTTGCCTCTTGTGAGTTCTTAGGAGAAAATTGATATTGAAATGAGAACTGCCTGAAGCCCATAGATTTAAATAATTGTTCTTTGTATGGGTTTCCTATCTTCTTACTTGTTGCTTCAAACAAACTACCTAGATCAAAATCTCCTACACCCACCGCTGAAGGTACATTGGCAGCTGCTGCTATAGCTCCTCTACCACCAAGTTCCATAGCATCAGTATTCATAATATCAAAGGCACTTCCTGAAGCCGCTCCTATTTGACCTGCAAAAGGTCCTAGGTCTGTTTCGTCCCAATTAGCTGTATACGCTGCTATAACGGATTGAGGTACATAGAGAGATATAGATTCTTTTAATTTTACTGTTTCCTGATTATCATCTATTAATGCCATTCCCACTGATGCAACGGTTCCTGTAGCAATACCTTTACCTATCTCCCAGTATTTACTAACATTCTTTCCAGAAGTTTTCTTACCAGCATAATAGCCTCCAACTGTTCCTGCTATAAAAGATGCTTGTTTGGTTATCTTTTCGTAATTTTCTGCTTTGGATCTATTTTCATTTGCTCGACTCTGTGTATCTTCAGCAGATAAATTTCCATAGTCTCGTTGTCCCTTTGCTGCCGTAATTTTTTTAGCAAAGATATTAAACTTAACCATGTTAGGAAATCTTTTATCACCTAGTTCTTGAGGATATTGATATGCTTCAAGTGCCTTCTTGTCCGGTTTGAAGGTGCCCTCTTGCAAAAAGTAATTCAACATTAAATTCTACTCCTATAAATACTTATTTAACATTATAGTCTTATTTATATGGTTTATGCCAAAGAAATATACAAAGGAAAGTTTATTCCTAAGAACCCTACGAAGTATCTCGGTGACTTCAACTCAATAACCTATAGATCTAGTTACGAACTAAAATTTATGAACTGGTGTGATCGTAGTAACTCTATTAAAGGTTGGGTATCAGAAGAGATTGCTATACCCTATCGCAATCCATTAGACAATAAAATACGCAGATATATGGTTGATTTCTATATAGAAGTACAAGAGAAAGATAGTATAAAGAAGTATTTAATAGAGGTAAAACCTGAAAGATTTACAAAAGCCCCGCTCCCAGGCAAAAGAAAAACTAAAAGATACTTACAAGAGATAGCACAATACGGAGTTAACGAAGCTAAATGGATAGCTGCTAAGGATTTTTGTAAGTCTCAAGGCATGGAATTTAAAATAGTTACAGAAAAAGAACTCGGTATCTAGTATAAATACTTACATGGCTACACCATTCAAAGATATAGAACAAGCAGCAGGTAATAGACACCAGGACAAATCTGTTCAATGGTATGTTCGTGCTGTTCGTAATTATGCAAGAGGAGTTAATACTTTTCAAGAAGCTAGCCAAACAGATTTGGGTAAAGAAGCAAGAACTTTAACAGTAGGAAAAATGTATATGTTTTCTTATGACCCTAAGACAAAAGCTGATTTACCATATTATGATACTGTTCCTTTAGTTATAATTACAGAACCCATGCCTAATGGATTTAGTGGTATTAATTTACATTACTTGGCTCCTACATTAAGAGCCAATCTTTTAGATAAAATATTTCCAGCACAAAGAAACTTAACAGATGAGAGTGTATTTAAGGCTACATGGAGTTCATTAAGAAATTTTAGTAGATTCCCCGAAGTAAGAGGGTCTGTTAAAAAATATTTAACACCTCATATAACAGGAAAGATGATAGAAGTAGATCCTAAAAATTGGAAAGCAGCTATATTTTTACCTGTACAGAACTTTGTAGGTGCATCAGATAGAACAGTATATAGAACAACAATGGAAAAACCAGAAAGAAAAAGACGCGGGTCTATTAATGTAGGGAAAGTATAATGCCAGCAGGACATAAATTAAAAGATTATATAGAAGATATTAAATCGCGTACCTTTGCCAGGGCGGATAGATTTGAGGTTACTTTTAACCTAGGTTCTTTGTCAGGAAAGTTAACTGGAGATTCTAAGCAAAAAGTAAAAACAGCGCAATTGTATTGCGAAGAAGTACAGATTCCAGGTATGATATTGAGTAACAAAGAATTCAATATTGGCCCTTGGACTTTCTTTAGAAATACTAAAGTTGGATTCCTAGGAAACGAAATTAACTTTACATTCCTAACAACAAATGATTGGGAATTAAGATCCTTTTTTGAAAACTGGATATCAGCTTGTGCAGATACTAACAGTCAAGAACTAGGTTATATAGATGATGTAACTTGTACTATTGACATTGCTACTTTAAATTTACAAGACAATGTTACAAAGAGGTGGCGATTGTATGAAGCTATGCCAAAGGTTCTAAACTTAGTACCTATGTCTAGTGGTACAGTAGCACCAATTAGAAATACGCTAATTGTCTCAGCAGCGTATTGGGAATCTAGTGATTCTAAGAAAGGAGATGGTATAGAAGCTTTTGGAACAAGTCCTTCTGATAGATCTTCTATAGCAAATGAATATGATCATGGAGAGGGTTCTTCAGGATCTTAAATAATTAATAATGGAGAAAATAAATTATGTTACCTAAAATAGATACGCCAGTATATGATACTACTCTTGCGTTATCTGGAGAGACTGTTAAATACAGACCCTTTCTAGTTAAGGAAGAAAAGATTCTAATGCTAGCAAGTCAAGGTGAAGACTACAAAGAAATGGTACAAGCTTGTGCTCAAGTTGTAGACAATTGCACATTCGAGAAATTAAATGTCGAGGATATGCCAATGTTTCAATTACAGGACTTGTTTGTAAAAATAAGAATGGCCTCAGTTGGTGAGGAACAGGATTTTAATCTTGTATGTGGTAATTGCCAAGGCACTATAAACTATACCCTAGATCTAAAAGAGATGGGAGTAGGCGATCTTAGTGGCATCGCAGATAAAGATATAAAAGTTAATGATGACTTTGTTATAAAAATGAAATTTCCAAGTGCAGTGAAAGTTACACAGGAAGAAGGGCAAACAGACATCGATACTATTATACATTGTATAGAATCTATTGTTACTGAAGAAGAGGAACAATTTATTAAAGATGTAAAAAGAGAGGAAGTAGATAATTTTATTAATGATCTTCCTATTGATGTGTTTGAAAAAATGAGAGCATTTATTAGATCAATGCCTGTATTACAGAAGTTGATTGAATATAAATGTCCACATTGTGATGAAGATCAAACAGTTAATATTAATGGATATGAACATTTTTTCGCCTAAGCCTTTCTCAGGAGAGTCTTGATAATTATTACAGGACTAATTTTTTGTTAATGCAGGAACATCATTATAGTTTAACAGAGTTAGAAAATATGATGCCCTGGGAAAGGGAGGTGTATGTAAGTATGCTTATAGTACACTTAAAAAACAAAGCCGAAAAGGCTAAAGAAAAGGCACAACAAAGTAGGGGTTGGTAAAACAAATGGATGACAAGAAGTTAAAGGGTTTAATAGATGAGGTTAAAGCAATTGGAGAAGCTGGCCAAGACATGGCTTCCTCTAAGGAACTACAAAGCCTTGAAGCTGCCATAAAAGAGGAAACTACCACCCTTCAAAATCTTGCAAAAGGCAACGATAAAAAGAATAATATGCAGATAGCCTATGAGGTTATTAAAGCGGGATTTGCTAATCGGAGGGAAAAAGAAGAAGAGAAGGCTAAGAAGAAGATTGTTGATGAGGATCGAGCAGCAGCACTAAAAAGAGATAAGGGTGGTAAAGCAGCCAGAGAAATTATTCTAGAACAAAACAAACTGACTCTAGAAGGGTTGAATAGAATTGAAAAAACTCTAGGTCTTATGAGTAAACAGGAAGGAAGAGGTGGAACAGCTGGAGCACCTTCTGGTAAACCCGGCCCTAAACCAACAGGACCTAAATCACAAGCAGAGAAAGACATAGATCAAGCAGCTAAGAATGCAAAGGAAATATCTGAGAAAGATAAAGCAATAGCTTCCAAGACTACAATAGGACAAGGCGATGGCGCTGCTGGCACAGGTAGAAAATTAGACACAGCGAAAAAGCGTAAAGGCTATGGCATGGATGATGAAGACTATGCCAGACAATATGAAAGAGATCAAGCTGCCTTAAAGAGAGAAGGTAAGGTTAAAGATGTAGGTGCTCTCTCCGCCGATGTTAAAACAACAGGCGAAAGTTTAAATAAAAGAAAAATATCTGGACAAGAATTTGATCCTAACATGGACATGTTTGATAGAACACAGAATCTTGTGTTTAGAGAAGACGAAGAATTAAAAATTGCCGGCAAGAATATTAAAAGAGCGGGTGATTATAAAACAACAGGTACTGCTAAATTTATTGAAAAAGGAATAGGCGTAGATGGAAAAGCTACAACATCTTTTGCAGAAACAGATCCTATTAAAGCATTAGCAGAAGATGTTAGAATATCTCAGGGTGTTGTAGGAACAACAAGAAACAGATTACAAAATCAAGGCTCACAAGGAGCAGCAGAATTAAATAAAAATATAGGAGCTAACGCAGCTGCTGTACAAAAGGCATTGGATGATAATGAAGGTGCCAAAACAGACTTAGGTGATGTTATAAAAGCATTGGGAGCAATGCAAGAAAATAAAGATCCTAGCAAACAAAACCAATTAAGAGGCGATGTAACTAAAGGTATAGAAAGACTTAAAATTACAGGCGGAGAAGACTTAGCAAAAATGCTAAACTTGGATGAAGTTAACAACAAATCTGCAGGTAAAGAAAGGAGTAAATCTTTACTTGAAGATGGTTTGATAGGTTCTAGTAAAGCAAATTCCATAACTAAAGCTTTCTTTGGAGTTAATCAGGGAGATCCTCTTCAAGCACAAGACTCTAAAGATAGATTATTTGGAACACCTGATAGTAAAGGCTTTAAAGGTATATTTGATAAAGGTAATGTAGGAAAAGATGCTGAGGGTAAAACAGGATTTGCCAAAGCAAAAGCTATAGGTGGAGGAGTATTTAATAGAACTCTAAACCAAACAATAGGTAGAATGAATTTATCAAAGAATGCTGTAGGGCAAGTATTTGATAAGTCTCGTATTTTTGGAGATGCTAATACAGGTGGACTTTCAAACTTTGAAAGCCTTCAAGGAGATCTTCAGTTTAAAGAGGCAGCGCAAAGAGATCTAGAAGTAGAGAGTCAAGGTGAAGCTCAAGGCAGAATGATGGGTACTGATACTGGACTTGGTATATATGATGGCCCCGAGAAAAAAGTTGACCCGGAGACAGGACTTTCTGTATTTAATCCTGATAAGAAAGATGAATGGAGAGAGAAAAATATTCCAGAAGAAAATAGAGATGGCTCTGTTGCTAAAGCCTCAGAAGAAAACATAGCTGATCTAGAAGCTACAGCTGAGAACACAGAATCTACAGCAGAAGATTTAAAAAAGTTAACAGAAGAAGCTACAACAGAAGGATCTATCTTTACACATGATACGCACTTAGAAGAAAAATTTGATGAACTTGCAGATGCTATTAAAGGTAAAGATGAAAGAACAGGACAAGACACAGAATCATTTGCAGAGAAACAATTAGACACATTAGAGCAAATGTTAGAGTCACTACAAAACATTGAAGCCGGTGGCATGGGCGGTGGTGGTGGTGATAACGGTGGCGGTGGCATGATGGATATGCTTATGGGCAATCGTAAGAACAAGAAAAACCGTAAGAACAAGAGAAGCAGAAAACCTAAAAGTAAACTAGGCAGATTAGCCAAAGGAGCAAAAGGTTTGATGAAAGGAGCAGGTGGGTTAGCCAGAGGACTGGGTGCAGCAGGTAGATTTATACCTGGTGTGGGCTTAGGACTTGCCGCTATTACAGCAGGTGTTGGAGCATTTAATCAGTTTGGAAAAACAGATGAATTTGGTGTAGAAGGCAAAGATGCAACATTAGGCATGAAAGGTGCTAGTGCAGCAGGTGGAGCTTTATCAGCACTAACATTTGGACTCGCAGATGCAGATACTATATCCAAAGGTATATATGGTAAAACAGGAGATCAAACACTAGAGGCACTTAAAGAGAAAGATCCAGAACTAGCAGCTAGAATAGAAAAGAGAGTTGCACAAGGTGAAAATATAGACGATGTTATTAAATCAGAAGATGCCAATATAAAAGAAGCAGGTGTTGATGATAGAGGATTCTTTAGTAAAGCATTTGATGCCAGTCCTATAGGCATGATAAAGAATGCAATTACAGATGCCACTACAACCACAGACTTAGAAGCAGGTATGGATCAAGCTAAAGAAAGTGGCTTGTATGACGAAAACTTTTTTGGTGAGTCTACAATAGATAAGGAAAAACTTAAAGACGCATCTATAAGTCAACTTAAAGCTATTATAAAAGATGATGACTTAACAGGTGAAGATATGCAACTAGTTAAAGATACTTTAGAAGAGAAAAGAAATGCTAAAGCTGAGATGGTGCAAAAACTAGAATCAGGAACATTAGATGAGACATCATTAAACGAAGCAGGCATTAATGCTGAAGGTAATCAAACAGCATTGGCAGTTGAAAATATGGGACGATTAAGTGGAGAAGCTACTGATATGGCTAACGCTCAACCCCAACCAGTTGTAGTAAACAATAACTCTACTAGTGCACCGGCAAGTGGAAAATCAGATGATAAGCTTATAGGTGTTATGGGTAGCCCAGGAATTAGAAACAATGATAGTACCATTCACAGAGCAATGGACCGAAGATTTACTTAAAGCGATTGAACTCTATCACGGAGTCTATTAGCTCTAGGTCCTACTTGTACAGCCCAACGACTGTCCATCATTTCTATAGAAGCTTTATTCCAATCTCCCTCATTGATTGCACCAATAAATTTCTTAAATTTACCTAGTCTAGTTCTACCTAAGTTAAACATCATATTAACAAGAACTTCTTGTAGTTCGCCAGGATACTCTTTCCAATTATCCTTAAACAATGCCTCACATTCTGATATAGATATATCTAAATCTTGTTCAAAACATTCTCTAACTCTCTCTTCTGAGATTGCTGTGCCTTGTCGTTGACCGTGTTCTACATCTGATTTTAAAATAAGATGTCCTACGCCAAATGTAGGATAGCCTAAGTGATCGTGATAGATCTCATATACGACGCCCTCGTCGATTTTTAACTGTTCGTAGACATTAGTCCTGTCCATAATTACTTCCCTTGTGTATGTAAAAATTGTTGATGAGGTTTAACGAAACAATTTGTTATGCTAATCCTCTTGTTTGTATATTTATGTCCTTCTTCAATAGTACTATGATCTAATATTTTTTCTTGTATTGAAGGTACTTGGTGTTCCAACCAAGCAGGCCATATCATTATGTCGCCTGTCTTAGGTTGTATTGTTTCTTTTAGTTCTGCTTTCTTTGTTCCTAATGTCCAAGATGTGTACATGTCTGATATAGGAGACTTAAATTGTATGGGTGCATGCTCCTCATCTGCTCTTACATAGTAGGTAACAATTAAATAATATTGTGTATGTGAATGCCAACCATAAGAATCTGTTTCATCAAAATAAGTATACCAAGCATAATTGTGCCAAAAGTTTTTTAAAGAATCTCTTAATTTAGAATCAGGTCCTTGTTGGAAATCATCATCTATAGGTTGTGTAAAGTAATAATAATTCATCACATGATCTTTTATTATTTTTTGTAATTCGCTCCACCCTTTCACACCTTCCATAGGATCTATTTTTAATTTAAATTTATGTTCACCCTCTTCTGTGTATATAGAAAGTTTACTTTTTTGTCTATCCCAGTCTTGTTTTTCTTCTTGTAGTTTTTCTATAGAATCTTGTAAGTCAGGAATAAGATCCATGCCCACATTGCTTACATGATATAATGGTAGTCCTAATATCTTTTTCATTTTGCTAATAACCAAGGAACCAAATATTTTCCTGTCGTGTCCCACTTACCCATAACAAGTTTGCCTGGGTTATCATGGTGATTTTTATGATAGTCTTCTCCTCCCATAAACAAATTAGATATTCTACCTAAATTTGTAGGAGTTCCTTGTGTACCACCATGTCCTCGCCAATTTAAATTAATCATCTGTAGCCAACTCCAACAAAACATGCACGCCAACCATACATTTAAATAAGGATTTATTAAGGCAAACAATATCCAATTAGCAAGATATAATCTCCAATAATGTTCTGTTACCCATTGAGCATCTTTATGTCTGGCATAATTTCTCATGAATACAGGCTTTGTTTCTCCATATCTACCTAATGCTAAGTTCCAAAATCCTATTTGTTTAGGACCATGAGGATCGCCTTCTTCATCTGTATACTTGTGATGATTTAAATGTGCTATTACATAATGTCCAGGTGGTGCCTCGCCTGTAAGTACCATGAAATACAACATCATATTTTTACCTAGCCATGTAGGTTGAAATTGATTATGTGTTAACCATCTATGATAACCTGCATTTGCTATTCGAGATACGAAGGATAACATTACAAATGCAAATATAAACTGTAATAATGTTGCACCTTGTATTAACCAATATGCCAGCCCACCTATTGCTACTGAAAACAATATAGCTAATTTAATTGCTGTCTTGGTTGTGTACTTCATATTACTATTTATTAGTCAAAAAGAAGGCTCCGTTAGGAGCCCCCAAAACTCTAGGTTTTATTTACTTTTCGTCAGCAAGCTGTTTAAAGTAACTTAAAGTATCATCTTCATCATCAGCAATTGCTGGCTCAGGAGTAGATACAGGTGCAGGAGCTGAAGCTTCTACAGAGGTTGCCTTTTGTACAAAGTGATCATCCTCAGCATCATTAGTTTGTGCTGAAATGGACTCTGCTGTAGGGACAGTCTTTGTTCCTAGAACCATGTCTAGTTTAGACTTCAACTCATCATAAGATTTAAATTGATCTGGAGACACAAGAGTACCTAAGTCATATTGTGTATTCCATATTGCTTCAATTTTAGCATCATCTTCTGCAATAGAAGAAGGCGAATCAAATTCACTTTTATCATAATTACGATAGCCTTCTACTTGTCGAATTTTTAGTTTAAAGTTAGCACCTTCCCAAAAGTCGAAAGGGTTAACTGGTTTCTCATCTTGAAACTCTGGTTTCAAAACATCTTGGATTTTGTCAAAGATCTTTTTACCAAATTTGTAAATAAAGACTTTGCCTTCATTCTCAGGATTGGAAGGATCTTCTACTACCAAAATATTAGCCCAATAATTTAGGCGTCTTTTTTGTTTACGAGCAATCTCTTTGTTTGCCTCCACACCAGAATTCCATAGTTCAGTATTAAGTTCTGAAACAGGATCTTGCTTGTTAAGAGTTGTGAGAGAGTTCTCAATATACCATTTTCCACCAGGGCCTTGAAAGCCATGGTTGAAAACTCTAACCCAGGGTACACCAGTATCTGTTGCACCTTGAGACAAAGGTAAGAATCGAATAACTGAATATCCGTTACCTGCTTTATCTACTGTGGGTTTCCATTCCCTGTCATCGCCTTTCTTAAAATTTGATTTAGGGTTTGAGATTTTTTCGACTTCCTTCATTAAGTTGTCGAAGTTGCCTCTTTGTTTTCTGAGGTCTGAAAGTGTATTAAACGACATATTTTTTCTCCGTATTTGCGTTATATTAGCGTTGTATTAGCGTTGTATTAAGTGACCCATGTCCCCGAAGGGACATGGATTTCCAATACTTATTTTCTCCTAAGAGAATTAGTACTAGCAATTTTATTTATAAGAGTTAGATGTTTGACATGTAACTTTTTGGTATTCACAATACCTTTTAAGAAAGGTGTATACCGTTTAATTAACATACATGTATCTCCTATAATTAAATCGCCAATATAATCATCTAAGAACGGTTGTAGTTGGTTTAATATAACCACGCTTTCTATTGTTATATGTTTACCTAACAACAACCTCAGTTCTATAGGATGATCGTTATCAGTACTCATTAGAATTTGATCTGCATTATCTATTGTATCCAGATCTTGTCCAAATGTGTATCCAATTTTGTCTCGCCTACTTATCCAATCTTTGAATATTTGTTGGCTACTTATTCCATAAGGCATGCCACATCTTCTATCACCAGCTACAGCGTTAGCAACAGACAATGCTACAAATTCAGGTTGTTTGAATTTATCACATACCATTTCAAACATACCAGGCAGTCCTTGTTTAGATTCAAATACTTTATATGGTATATTAATTGCTGTACCATACTTGTATTTGTCTTTAAAAGCATACGGCCACTTCTGCATATCATACTTGCTCCAAAAATGTTCTTTGATTGCAACATGTATTTTATATGCTTTGAAAGGCTCCACTATTCAAAGTCCTCATCTAAACTTAATTCTTTATTTTCATAATCTATAAAAGTGGATTTACCTATATGTACTAATTTATTCTCATAATCCATACCACTTAAATCTGCATATTCTTTTAATGTTCTTTTGTTACCTATACCATATTTGTCTGTAACTTTGCCTTGTAGAACTCTATCTACTTTTTTAAAAGATTCGTTTATAATTTTTTCTTTTTCTTCTGGGTTGCCGTCCCAATGTAATTCTCTTTTTAATTCTATTTCTTCTGTATTGTACCAGTGATATAAAGGCAAGTTAGGTACATGCACCATATCATAGCCATGTGTAAAAGATCGTAAAGCAAGTGTTGCTTCTTCTCCGTTAAAATATATTTCTTTATCGTATGGAACTTCTTCAACCCATTTGCCTTCTGTAAATATGCCTCCACCTGCCATGGCAAAGCCTCTAAAATATTTTTTACCTGGTATGACATGTGCCATTTGACCAGGGTTGTAGCCTCTTACCCAAGGTAGATGTAATTGTAATGCGTGTGTTTGATCGGAGTCGTCTGTTGTTATTCTAAATATATACTCTTCATCTGTATTTAAAAATCCTCCCTTAGAAACTAAAACATCAAAGCCTCTTGGGTATCCTGTTATAATAGGTTTCTCAAACCAGTTAAAACAATTAGAATATTTTTCCAATAAATCTTTATCCCAGTCTTTTTCAAATAATGTATGAGAATCTATCTGCATAAAGATATCTTCACCTTCAAACAAATCTGTTTGTATTGTACTTCGTGCCCAACAGGCACCTTTTGCATCTTCGGGATCACAAGTTTTATATCGCACATTGTCTGGAAGATCTTTTAGAATATCTTTAGACTGATCAAATACTCCCAATACTAAATCATTTTTATATTTAGAATTTTCTAAAATAGATTTTATTGTATAAGGTAGTATTGGATCTTGGTATGATGCAATAGAACAAAATATTTTCACAGGGGCAACTTACTCTTTCTTTTTTCTTTTAATAAATTTAAATCTAATGCTTCTTCTTTAATTTTTGCTTTTAAAGATGCTGTTAAAAATTTAGAAACACTTTCTATTTCTATCTCTTTTTTAATACAATAATCACATACAATATCCATGCACTGTGAAGAAGTATTAAAGGCCATTTTCTCTATAAACTGTGAAAATTCCGTTGAAGTATGGAACTCTTTTGTTACTAGGAATATGTCGCTTACTTTTTCTTTTGTCATCTCTATCGTGTTATCAATTACTACTCTTGGTTCCACTCTTATTCTCCTGAACCCACGCTTTAATATAATCATGTACATTATGCGTGGATTGAATATATGGATTTTGGCAATGTGTTCTTTCTGCCTCTCCCTTTCTATCAAACGAATGTACAATAGGGTGCTTAAAACAATCTGCTATTGATGAGATTGATTTAGGATCACCACTTCCAAAATGTGCTACAGAAGGAAGAGTTGGATCTGCCATTAGTTGTAGGATGCCTTGTATTACATCATCTACATGCGTAAAGTCTCTTTCTTTTTTACCTGTGCCAAATACTGTTAAGGGATTGCCTTCTAAATAATCATTCTTAAATTTTCTAACAACCGTACTATACTCTCCATAGTCTGCCTCACCTGGTCCATATACATTATAATAAAACATTAAAACATAATCTAAAGCATAAAGTTTTCTGTACATATCTAATATAGATTCACAAACAACCTTGCTAAATGTATATGGATTGCCTTGAGACTCAACATATTGTGTACTTGAAGATGTAGAAAAGAATAATTTACAATTAAATATCCTAGCCCAATCTGCAACTGCACAGGTTGTTGTTATGTTATTTGTAATAGTCTCTGTTGGATACTCTAATGCTCTACGAACTCTAGGGCTATTTGCCAGATGAAAAATGGCAGATGGTGGCTCTATAGAATTTAAGTGAGGATTAAAATCAACTACATCACATTTATGATATTCTACGCTGTTATGATTTAAGAATACACTTCCTGTTCTGTTGTCGTCCACCACTGTTACACAAAATCCATTATCCAATAAATTTTTTGTAAGGTGTGATCCTATAAAGCCACATCCGCCTGTTACTATTACATGAGGTAAATCCGTTAACATGTGCTAATTATACGACCATTGATTGCTTTAGTCAACATCTTTATAGAAGATATGGTTGTCTATTGTTATTGTTCTATTATATACCATAGCCCATTTAGGTTTTACTTTAGGACTGTGATACCACAATGAACCCTGTGTGAAGTCTTCTGTTTCGTATGTGTACATAACTTCTGCAATTAAAAGAATATCTTTGTAGCAGTTCTCATCTTTTATTGTGTCTGGTTTCCCATCACAATACCAACTAAATTGGCATGAGTGAAGATCTATTCTTCCACTAGGATAATACTTCGTTTGTTTTACAACACCACATATAGTGTTAGGAAATCTTTCATCCTTCACTCTATTCAATGTTACAAGAGCCACAGCCATTCTTCCTGCTGTAGACTCACTCCTTGCTTCGTGGTATATATTCTGTGCTAAACATTCTATCTCTTTTTGCTTAGCCTCTATACTCTCAGCATACATTACAAAAAATAATATTGGTAATGTTATCCATAACTTACGCATATGGTTCCCCCTTTATTAATCTACGTCTTCAGAAACTTTCTTATCCTTCTTTCGATTGTACTTAGTTTTGTCCGGTACTACCGTGGCCTTGTTAAACAGTTTTGCATAACGGGCTACAGGATTTCTAAGTTTTAGTTTCTTCTTACGCATAATAGTATTTATTATACTTTCGTGAGGGGCAAATGTAAAGAGCGCATAGGACCTTATTGTCCTTTTAATTGCCCTGTAGGAAATTCAACATAGGGGCTTGTCTGTTGAGTTACTAGTTTCCCTGTGATTCTGTTGTTTTAACTGTAATGTCTAAGTCTTTGCCTTTTGGTGCTGACGCTGAAATATTAACATGTGCGCCACATCCAATAAGCATGAACATTACTGTGAACAATGCTATTACTTTAGCCATCATTCTCTCCATTGCTGCTATAACTATATATAACATCAGGCACAAAAAAGGGCGCCTCTAAGACACCCTTTCCGATCTATGAGCTAGATTAACTGGTATAATTATAGAAAGATATAATTATGTATGTAACACCTATCAAAGGCATTAACATAATAATATGCTTCCCATAAAAAAGTCCTCGCTTAAAAGTCTTCATTAATAAAGACCTCCTTGCATTGAGGCATAAATTATTCCTATTGGCAAAAGTAACGGAGCTATCATTATCGCTACTAATTGAATCGCATCGCAGATTAGACAAACTTTGTCATTCTCTCTTAGTCTATCAACATTGGTTCCTATGAGCTTCGCTACCTCGCCGAAAGTAGCTGTGGTCATAACACCATCTCCTATAAATTTTGTTAATATTGTGATATAAGCACATCCTATATCACTTATATTTATACATAGTGACTCTATTTACATTAATGTATTTGTAACTTTTAGGTATTTAAGATGTAAATAGTGTGCATAAAAAAGCAGGGCCACCAAAATCAAATGATGCGCCCTACCAGTTGAGTACGCTTAGTCTTCTTTTAACTTACTTGTAGGAAAGTCAGGTTCTTTGACTTCAAGCTCTTTTGCTTGATCCTGTACTTCATCAGTTACAGTATCTACAACTCCAGCTGCAACATTTGCAGTTGTTGTAACAACATCAGAAACATCTTCTGCTACTGCTCCAACCATGTCGGCTCCCGCCTGCATGCCTGTTTGAACAGTTGTTGATACTACATTTCTAGCTGTGTCTATACCAGTTGCTACTGAAGCACATCCTACGGCAGTAAATAAGAATAAAGCGCTTATTATTCTTTTCATATTACTTCCTTGGGACTTAATGTCCCTATATGGGTTAAACATTGATAACCGTTTTATTTATACAAATTGGCCTGTCCGACAGGAGTCGAACCTGTAACCTACAGCTTAGAAGGCTGTTGCTCTATCCAATTGAGCTACGGACAGTTAAAGTTGTGCTAGTTCGTAATCGTCTCTTGCATCGAGAAGTTTAGGTACAAATTCGTCCCTTGTTGCTGTGAATACAGCAGGACCATCGTCTTGTTGTGCCATTAATATTACTGTTTGATCTACAGGAATGCCTGTTCTTTCTTCGAACATAATAGCATAAGCAGAACATTGTATAAAGTAATTATAGCATTGTGATCTTGTTTTTCTTTTGTTGGAAGTCTTAAAATCTATAACAGAAAGTCTGCCTTTGTATTCTGCAATACAATCTGCTTGGCCTCCTAGGCGTAAATGATCTGAGTACATAGTTGCTTCCAAAGCTCTAATGTTGTCTATATCAGATAACAAAGGCTTCATATTGTTCATATACATTTCTTTATCTAACAAGTCTAAGGATTGAACTCCTTCCTCATGTAGGTTTGTTTCATTTAACAAATGATACTCTACTAATTTGTGCATTGATGTGCCACGCTTAGCAGCCCTAGATGAAATTTTGTTAGCTTCTGCCTCACCTATCTTTTTCTTCCAAGCATCAATATAGGGCTTAGATTTATGAGATAGAATTGTAGTAACAGAAGGATACAAACGACCGTCAGGTGTTTCGTACCTACGGCCTTTGTCTGTATTCTTTCTTTTTAGTTGATCTATTTCAACTTCGATATGATTGAACAAATAGTTCTCCTTATATCCAACATTTATAACCAGTGCAATCGTCTATGTCAGAACCACAATGTATGCAGTATCCTTCTTCTTTTGCCTGGCGCTCTTCCTGTTCCATGTGGTGTGCCTCAGCAGCATAGTCTGATGCTGCTTGTTCTTCGGCAGGGTCAAAGTTAAATTCTGGCTGTGCCATTATACTAACCCTCCGTCTCTTTTACCACCAGCTGTGTAACCTGAAATGTATCCAGGTCCATATTGGTTTCTAGAATCTACTTTGTAATTCTGTCTAAGTAGGTTGCCTCTAGGTTTGTTAAGAGCTGGAGCTGCCCAGCCTGCTGCTAAAAGTACATCGCCTTCGTTGAACTTTTCGTGTGTTAAGTTAATGAAACCCCATACACTTCTGTTACCACCACTACCGTCAGTAATGATAATTTTACAAAATTTACGGCCTGCTTTAAAAGTACAACCATAGTCTTTTAAACTAGGGAATGATTTGAAATGTTGATTTTCAATGTCTTGGCAAAGTGCCTCGATTTTTGTTGTTAGTTCTTTATTCATATTATTTAGTCCTCACTTTTTATTTAATATACATACATTATGCACTCAACTGAACCATAAGTCAACCTTTTTCTGTGCTTTTTTCAAAAGAATTTTATCAGCCTTATCAAGGAGTTGTAACAATAAAGCCTTTTCTTTCATGTAAACTTTAGCAAAATGCTCATCATGTTCGGTTATAGACTTAGTATTATCCAATAAATCGGCTATTTTTATGGTCTGTCCTGATCTAGAAGCTTGTGCTGAATGTTCTCTATCTAACCCTTTTCTGAAAGCTCTGTTGCCATCTTCAGGTTTGGATACATCAGTTAATTCTTCTACCAAATCAGCCACAACATGTCCAAAATGAAATGCTATTTGGTCCAAAGTTACATCACAATCTTCGACTGTATCGTGTAAAACTGCTGCCATAAGCATTTCTTCTGTATGTTCTACAGTTTTAACAATTTCCATTACTGCCAAAGGGTGTACGATGTAAGGTTCACCAGTGTATTTTCTAGTCTGTCCTTCGTGTGCTTTTGTAGCAAATTGTATGGCTTTATCTAATTGTTTCATGCTTACATTATGCACTCTTAAGGACCAAAAGTCAAGCACTTTATTCGTTTTTTTCTTCGTATTCTACCCTTGCTAAGATGTACTCTTTTACGAGTTCTGAACGAACAATGTCCTCAGGACCAAATTCTACTGTTCCAAATGATGGCATGTTCTCCGCTATTTGTATGAACTTCTTCATTCCTGATTTGTCGTTGTTTTTGTATAAGTCTGTTTGTCTAAAATCTCCACAAAAGATGATCTTAGAACTATTACCTACTCTTGTCATAATACTGTTAATTTCCATATCATTCATATTCTGACATTCGTCAACGACTATAATAGAGTTATCTAATGTAATCCCTCTTACAAAGGAGGTGCACATAAAGTATAACTTCTTTTGCTCCATAAGTCTGTCATAAGGTTTGTCCTTGTGAGGATATAGTTCGTCCATCATATTCTGATAGGGTATTGAATACACATCTATCTTTTCTCCATAGTCACCTGGCAAGTGGCCTATTTCTCTGGAAGGTACTGCTGAACGAATTATGATTAATTTATTATACGGACCACCTCTGTTAATCACATCTTCCATTGCCTTGTACATAGCAATAAAAGTTTTACCTGTTCCAGCAGAGCCATGCAACAACAAAGCATCTTTGCGTTTGTACATCTGCCAGAATAAATTTTGTGTATTAGTGATTGGATCGAATCTTGCGAGATCCTGTGGTTGTATTTTGAGTGGCGTTGATCGCCTACCATTTGATTGTTTGTCTTGAACTAGTTGAAGATTTCTTCTAGCCATTTAATTGTTCTCCTGTTAGTTGAAAGTCTATGTAACAAAAATTGCTACCCTAACATGATATAATATTTCTTATATGGAACCTCCTATATGTTGTCCGGTTTAGATTCACCCATCAAACCGCCGACTCGTTTTTTAACTTTTTTAACTGTATCTCTAATTTTTACAGACTTAGAATCCTTTTTGCCAAAGTCATCTGCCATAGGTGAATAAGGATTAGCATCTGCTACTCTAGATAATACATCTTTGAATCCACCATCTGGTTTTGTTCTATCACCTGTGCCTCCCTTATTAATATTAGGAGCACCTGTAATAATTTGTTTGATTTTTGGATTTTCTTTTAGATATTCACAGCGCTTATCCCAGGTCATCATTTCGTCCCAGACTTCACCTTTATCATTTTCAAAACTGTATATTGGCATACTTTATTTTACCTTCACTGCTATTTCTTCCATTCCGTCTATAATTTTATTTATAAGCTTTCTTGCTGGGAATGATAGTAAGTCGGAACCATAGCCCCGTATTAAACAATCTTTTATGTACAAGGGATCTACTTTAGATAGTGTATCTCTTGTATACCCTATTTTTTTAAAGCCGTATGTATTCAAACATAATACAGCGAGATCTATTTCATCTTCAGTATAGAATGCCATCCTATAACCTTTGATGATTGTAGGTTTTGGTTGTTGTGTCGGAAATTTAATAACCTTACCCTTCATATTTTTATTTATACAGAGGTTGATCTAGACATAGCTTTTCTAGAGTACCTTTATAGTAATTCCAAAATCTATTTACATCACTGTCAAACGCATGATTACTTGTATTTGCTCGTAATTGGGCGTCGGCATCAAGGCTTTCATCTCGTTTTGTTTTATTGCTCCTATCTATATTACAAAGGAAGTCCCATATAGATTTTAGTTCGGGAGTCATCTCTTTAATAGTTTGATAAGGCACATCATATTTCTGTAATAACTCTTTTATAGGAACATAGAAACAATTAAATACAGCAAGATGATTAGTCGCCAGTGAAGGTGCAATTTCATTTGTTATAGAGCTAGTTACAGCTATATACCTTAAGGTAGTTGACATATCCCATCTTACTGTCTTAATATATTTGCTATAAATCTCTTCATCTATATAATTGTTCCATGTCTTTTTAGCTGTAGGAGGTTTGTATTGTTTTACTTGTTCCAACTCATAACCTTCTTGCCATCCATTAGATGAAGTCCCTCTGTTTCGGAAAAGGGGTGCCAATCTAATACCATCTCTTCCTATCTCTCTATCTACATGAGATAGAGCTATTATAACTCTATCATTGGGGTGTATTAAATGCCTACATGCTAATAATTGCATATATACAGCATCAACGCTAGTCCCGCCTACTCCTTTATGTACTACATTAAATTCATTATATAATGGATGCCATATATTCTTATTGGGCACTTGTACAAAACTGTCTCCAAAAAACCAAACTCTTGGTTTACTAGGATCTTTTAAAGTTTTATATTTTACACCTTTTTCGTTAAATTCTGTTCCCCAAAATTTCCAATAAGAATCAGGAAGTTTAGGATACTCGTACATTGTATTCCTCCTCAAATCGCATAGCGTCTTCTTTAGTATTCACCATAGGCTTACCTTTGATGTTTAGACTAGTGTTAAGTAACATAGGACACCCTGTTTCTTTGTACCACTCAGATAAGAGTCTATATAGACCCTGATGTTGATTCTTATTTACAGTTTGAACCCTAGATGTGCCGTCTTTGTGAATTATTGCAGGGTACTCGGTTCCCTTGCTACATTGTATAACATACTGCATATAAGGAGACTTATCCACAGGCATATTAAATATATCTTTTGCGTGTTCTTCCATTACAACAGGTGCAAAAGGCCTAAACTCTTGTCTACGCTTAATAGCATTTACTTGATCTTTTACTTCTGTTCCTCTAGGATCTGCTAACAAGGATCTGTTACCTAATGCTCTTGGTCCAAACTCAGCTCTACCATTTGCAACACCTACCATATTTCCTTTTAATAATTCTTTCATAAGTTTATCTACAGGATACTCACCTTCTATATTGTGTCCTAAGTAAGGGCCTTTCCAATTAACATGTTGTTCTGAATCTGCTAGTATTGCTCCCAATGAGGAACCTGAGTCTCCAGGAGCTGGCATAATCCATACATCATCAAAATACTTTAATGCTAAATTATTTGCTACACAATTTAATGCACACCCTCCCATGATTACTAAGTTTCTATTGTGAGGTAACATCTTCTTTGTCTTATATACTAATTTCTCAAACTCTTCTTCGTATATTTTTTGAGCTGAGGCTGCAAAGTCATAATAGTCTTTTACACCTGGTAGCCAATCTCGACAACCTTTGTGCAAATTTGTATTTAATAAAACTTTCATTTCATTATAATATTTGTTAGGATCTCCATAAGCAGACATACCCATTAAAATATATTCTTCCTCGTTGGGTTTTAAATTACATCTATGTGTTATAGCAGAGTAAAACAAACCTAACGATCTAGGATATATGTCTCCCCAAACTTTTGAGAGCCAGTGGCCTCCATTCCATATACTTGTGGTTGTAAACTCTCCTATCGCATCCACAACAAGAACAGATGCATTGTCAAAAGGACTTGTATAAAAGCCAGCAGCTGCATGTGTTTTGTGATGACTGTGATATTTTATTCTTGTTCTTTTTAAATTGGGGTGTATGTTTAGTTTTTTCCAACCTTGTCCTGCATACAATCGTCTTATATTTTTCATAAACTGATTTTCATACCAATGAATTTCTGCGGGCTCGCCATACTCCATTATAGCGTCTATCATATTGTCAGGTATATTGGCATCATTTTTTATACCACTATATCTTTCAGACTCAGATGCAAAAAGTATTTCGTCTCCTTTGACTACTGAAATTGCTGCGTTGTGATTGTATGCTGATATACCCCATTTAATCATAGATAAAAGGATCTCCAGTTTCATGCTGTTCTCGTGTCCACTCTAATTTCCAATTAAACTCGGGTGGCTGTACTTTTCCATTATGATATACTGCCTTATATAATGTGCCTGGTTGCTCTATTGAGCCCAACATAAATTCTGCTAAATGAATTGCTTGTTGTTTTCTTTCAATGTCTGTCCACTGCGAAGGCTCTCCTGGATCAACGGCAAAATATTTTCCTGGATGTAAGTATTGCATAAAGTACATTAGATATAATCTTGAATGTTTCATATGAAAGTAAGGTGCATATTCAAACCAATCGGGAGGTGAAATTATACCTGCTGTTATCATCCATCCAACTTTTAAATCTTCGTGTTTGTGTAATTTATCAATTATATCTTGTGTCCATAAAACATCTGTATGATAATTTTGTAAAGAAAAGTCTTGAGGAGATGAATTGTGATTAAAAAACACTAAGTCATATTTTTTATCATTGGGTTTAAAAACAGGCGCTTCCCAGGATATAGTATGTGTATGCAATTTATTTTTTAGTTTTGAAGGTAAATCTATATCTGAATGTTTTTGAGATGTATATAACTCTACACTATCAAACCTATGTAATATCTGTTTTAAAATAACAAGACCATATTTACTACCACAACCCGTAACAATCGCGGATCTAAATCTTATGTCTTCCTGATGTTTTATTACTTCCATACTTTAATCTCCTTAATATTTATGTCTCCTAATTTTAATTTATGTTTATATACATAATCCTGATTAAGATACAGTTCTTTTATTTTATCTAAAACATCTCTACCCTCTACAATTCTTCCTAAAGGCCAACCATAAGGTATGTTGCCACTAAAGCCTTCTTTCTTTATAATCTCTCTATCTTTTCTGTTCGTAAAAGCAAAGCCAAAATCTGCTTGGTGCCCATTGTGTATATCAAATTGTGTTGAGTCATCATCATCCATATAAGCAATAGTTGGATTTTTGCCTAATACACAATTTTGTGGAAGCCATACATCTATTGTTGTATCAGAAGATTGCCACTTAAATAAATCATCTGGAATTGTTTGCTGTTTCTTTCGTTTAGCATTGCTAATTATAGAGTCTATAGTATCTTGCCGTTCGGCAGTTGACATAGCATCTTTAGGTATCTCATACCACTTGTTTCCCCATTTTTTAGATAATTTAGGAAGCAATTCATATTCTATTAAGTCAGGAAAGTTTTTTGCTTTATTAGACCTTTGATAATAATACTGCTCTATGTCGTGACAGGCATCATTTAATTTTAATACAATATCTACCCAAGCATGAGACTGTGTAGGATCAACAAGTGTAAAATCGTTAGGATATTCTTTATAAGGATCGTCTAAGTCATAATCACACCTATCCATATACCAGTTATATCTCCAAGTTACGCTATGGGGCGCTACTCTTCTAGGAGGGTGAGCATAATCTCTAGGATTATATTTTGTAGTAGGGTAATGTATTCTAACAAAATGTCTATGAATATCATTTAACATTTGTTTAGACTCTTTGTTAAATTTTAAATTTATATCCTCAGGTTTAATGGGAAAATAATCTTTAGGTTCTAGAAAAGAATTTATTTCGTGTATTATAGATCTAATGTATAGTGTTTGAGATTTAAGTTTTTCTAAAGCTCTAGTGGGATTAGATTTATAATTTTTTTTAAATTTGCCTACAAAAGAAGTATGGGGTTCTTTGTACATTTCCTTGTCTACATAATAAGACAGCCACCACCACACAAAAGGATTATTAATAGGTTCCCAGACAATAGAAAATTGAGATGTGGAAACCATTTGATGGGGTAATATATCAAATAATTTAGGATCTATTACGACTTCTATTTTCATTATATTGCATCTATGTGTAAGTTCTGATACGCTATTAATCTACTACCTGGACCAGGATTATTTATACCATGTTGGGTGTTCCAGTTGTTTAACATAAAGACGCCCGTATGTTTCTTTGTAGGACCCATCCATTTCATTGTAGTAAAATGAGTTCCAGATATTAATGGGTTGTCTTTTAGGTTAATAATTAAAACACCAAATACGCCTCTATTGTCTACATGAGGCGCCATATCAAAATCTTCTTCGTCTTGTATAAACTCTCCTGACTGAGAAAAAGAAGGGTATCTAAAGTTAGATAATGTATTCATCCACATTTGTCTAACTTCTTCTACGTCATTCATTTCCTTTCTAATAAACTTTTCTAAAAATTTAGTGTGATCGTTCCACACCGTACAGAAAGCATTGTGAGATATACTGTCAGGTTTACAATGTTGTCTTAAGTGTGTGGTTTCAGACTCATATTGTTGATCATAAGTCTTAATACTTGTTAGTTCTATTTCAGGCAAATCAAATTCAGAAACTTCCCAGACAGGATATTTTTCATCTATAAGTTGAAGTTTCATGCTAAGTGTTCTCTATGATCTGTGGCTTTTCTTGTTTTTTTGTATGGGTTGTCTTCGTGAGACATTGTGTCGTCTAAAACATTTGGTGCACCACATGTCTTAGTACAGGCTTGTAATTTTCCACAAGCAGTTGTTTTATTCCAATCATTAGAATAAACTTCATTCAATCTATTTTCATCTAATATATTTTCTAATGTGTCATTGTGAAGATTAAATTTCTCTAAGCCTATCGTCATCATTTTTTCTTTTAATTGGTGGTGTTCAAAAAATCCAGAAACTTTTCTTTCATCATCTACAAAAGGAACAAGAAGTCCTATCCAACAACAAGGAGTAATAAAACCGGCTGCTGATACAAATACTTCTTTATGACATCTAGGTCGTATAACAGTATCATCTAATTCTTTTAATTCTTGTTTGCCTAATCTATCTAGTCCTGATGTCCCAGGTTTATATGCCTTAGGGCTATCCATATTCATTGTTCTTATTTGATTAAACTCTTTATTCTTGACTGTTATTTTATCTGAATTATCTTCTGCAATGTAATTAACTTTGTTCTTCTTTTCTCTTGGAGGATATATGTGATAGTCTGTTTTGCCTTCTTTATTTAGGGCAGGCATTGTAGCAAAGTTTTTACCATCATCTAATCCATGTGCAATTTTAGGAGAGAAGTTTCTTATGCCAATTTCTTTAGATAATCTTTTTGCTTCTTCTATTTGATGTTCATTATGTTGAAATATTAGAAACTCCCAATCTGAATTACCTCCATGTTGGGTGTATGCCTTAACATTAGCCATTAACTTTGTCCAATTAACATTTCGTCTGTATATGTGATTTGTATCTTCTAAACCATCAATACTAAATATCATTTTCCAGCCAGGCCTGTTTGCGTATATTTCTCCTATCCTACTCCATATTTTTGTTGACTTCATTCCTCCATTTGTATGCATCTGTACTGCACCATCTTTAGGTAATGTTTCATAACAATATTCCATTATAGGAAGTAAGTCCTTACAAGTAACAGGGTCTCCGTGATTACCACACAATAATAATAGATTAATTTTTGACATAGTTTGAGGTGGAAACCATTTCTTAAAGTTTTCTATAGATATAGATTGAGGTATTAATTCAGGAATTTCATTGGGGCTGTTTTGATAATATCTAGGACAGTTAGGGCATATAGAATTACACAAACTAGAAAGTTCTATGTGCATTTTATTTAATGTATTATATTGAAAATACCCACTCATATCTGCCTCACGGGTATGCCTTTTAATTTAATATTGTCTTTCACTAGGTCTACATGATAACCAAAATAATCTTTCATATCATAAGGTAGATTAAGATACCACTCTCTTGCATCAGGGTGTGTTATTGCTAACAAGTCAGGTAAAGATAATGTTTTTTGATATTCATCTCTATAAACAGTTTTAGATTTTATGGCGCTTAAAATTTTAGGATTATTAAATGTGTCCTTTAGTTCTTCTTTCATTTTATAATAGTAGTTTAATATATCAACTGTTTTATCTTTATTAAAGAAAGAAGATTTTTTAAAAGCATTTACTGCTTTATCCATAGCAGGATAAAATATATGATCAGGCCAGAAACATATATCTAAAGTACTTTGCATGCCTGGGTCTCGTTGATTTATCATATATAAATGATTTGCAATTCTCATACCTGGCCATTGCTCAAAGAAATCTATATATCTATCCACATCAAATATTACAGGGGCTGTTAAAACACTAGCCACCTCCATTGTAATACCTGCCTCTGAAAACTCTCTCCAGTTATTTTCTATATCATTCCATTTAGCGCCATCTCTTGTGTATTCTAATGTTTCATGTGTACCATCTAAACTTGCTTCTATTCTAAGATGTTTATATTTGTTTAATATTTGAGATATAGGTTTTCGTTTCCATTCTCTTCTTGTTAAATTTGTGTTGTAATGTACTCTTATGTTATCAATATAATCTTTGTATCCAGGCTTATCTCTTAGTTCTAAGATCTTTTCCATTACTGTCCAATGTACAGGAGACATAAACGGCTCTCCTCCTGCCCAATAGAAACCTGTTATTCTTTTTTCTTCCAACCCAACTTCCATTTCTTTAGCAGTTTGTGCTTCATGTTTCTTATCTACTTTAAAAGGATTTCCTCTTGTACCACCATTACCTCTGGCATTGTCTAAAGTATCCTTACCAAACATTTCTAAAAATAAATCTATGTGCTGTGAACTATATGTAATGCCACAGGAAACACATTGTAGATTACAATGAATTGTCCTAGAGTCGTAGTATGAGGGTTTATCATCTAATGAGCCATCCTCTTTTGTTTTGTCTAATAATTCTTTAAAAGTTTTTTTTACTTCCCCTGAGTCGATTTCAAATGTTGCCTCCTCTCTTAAGGACAGAATATTATTATCCTCGTTTTGATAACAAGCATGACACTCTGGGCGCTTTGTTCCTGCTAACATATCTAGACGAGTTTCTTTCATATAAACAGAATTAAAAAACTCTTCTTCTGTTGTTTTTTCTAATCCTTTTAAATCATCTGATACACAACAATACTTTCTTTCGTAACGACTTCCTTGATAGTTTTCTATCCAAGGAAAAATACATAAGGATTTATTGTTCTTAAAATTTGTAGTCATAACTGAATATGTCTCTCCAAGGACCTAATTTTCTTGTGCCTTCTACAGTATCTAAGAACTTCATACCTTGATTCCAAAGTAATTCGTTTTCGTCTTTAGCGTCTAAGTAACTAATCATTGTGGGTGTTAATATTTGTTGTGCGTATTTAGATGTTTGTAAGTGTTGTTTTAAATTTTGCTTCCATTCTACTGAAGCACAGTTTAAAGATAAATAATGAGGGAACACTAGAAAATTTTGATTAATTGTTGCTATACCTAAATCTGGATTATCATTTCTTTTATCTACTATAGGCTGAGCCCAGCTGTAGTAATCGTCCAAGTAAGGAGCATTTAAAAATTGTACTGTATTAGTGATATTAACTGCATATAAAGAAGGACATTCAAAAAATAATTTATTAACATGTTCATCTATTTGTTCCCATGTATTTCCTTTTACAGGCTTTCTAATCCATTCATTAACTTTATCATATCCATCTACTGACATACCTAATGATACATGTTTAAAGTGTTTCCAAATATCATCATACCATGTCTCAAACATAGAACAATTTGTATTATAACTAATATGAATATTCTCTGCCACACCCTCTTCTATTAATCTTTCTAAAAATTTCCAATGGAAAGGCATCATAAATGGCTCTCCTCCATTTATGTACATATACTTTAATGTGTCTTTGTGTTCTAGTATTTGTTCTATCTTTTCTTCATTGAACCATTGATACTCTTGATATGTTTTAGGATCTGCATTTACAAAATCTAATTTGTTTTCCCATTGTTTATATTCTTTTGCTAGTGATGAACTGGAATCAGGATTACACATCATACATTTAGAGTTACATAAGTTAGACATTCTTAGATCTAAAAACTCTAATCTAGGCTCGTATATGTTTTGTCCCCATCTTTCTATTTCTGTTTTTCTTCTTGATTTACCACCTCTTTCCTCAATCTTATAACAGTTGTGGCAAGCAGCTGGTTTTATTCCTTTTAACATTTCATTTCGAGCATCAACGACACTACTGTCTAACCACATCTCTGAAACACTATTTCTAGACAAATTCATCATATCTCTTGGAGCGGATCTATCTCTGTAAAAGCCATCATTAGGTGGGAACATTTCTGACACACAGCACAGGCCAACATGGCCGTTAGGGTGTAGGTTCATATGATTGAAAGGTAAAGGACAATACACATCAGTCACATCTTTTATTGGTATTCCGTTTATAGGTTTTGTTAAT